ATTCATCTCTTTTTTAACTTTATCTATTCTATTAAATGTGATCTCATCAGTTCTTAAAAAATCAGCTTCGTGTGGGTGAATAGAGCGATATGGTAATCTAAAATATCTTATGTCTTTTTCATAATACTTTAAGACGTTACTATCAATAAAAAATATTTGTTTATCTGTTTTATTATTTACAACTTCTTGTCTAAAGTTATGACTAGGTGAGTTAACACCATCTGATTTATAAGCAAATATAAACGCATAGTCAGATGGTTTATATGTATGTTCTGTAATATAATCTACTTTGATACCGTGTTTTTCAGCGCCTTGACCAAACGCTTTCATTAAATCTCTTTTACCACCACTAGTAGTTCCTAGATATACATTTAAAGTTTTCATTTAAAAAACTCCACAGCCAAATGTTTATCTTGTGGTCCATCTGGCATAATCTTTTTTATGTTCTTAAATTTGTGTTGTTCAACTAACTCTTTTAGTTTAGGAAAATCATAACCTGACTTATGTAAATCCCAAGCACTTTCATCGCCTTCTCTTTGCCAACCCCAAAACCCAGCACGACAATGATCTTTTTGTTCTTCTGTTAGTTTGTCCCAATTGTTCCATTGCCATAAATGTAAATTCATATTAGGACACAATAAAACTATTCTTGCGCCTTCTTTACATACATTATACCATGCATCTAATGTTCTTTTAGCCTGATCGTGTGTTAAGTGTTCAAAAAAGTGACGTGAATAAATGTCGGTGACTATATTGTTATCAACGTGTTTTTCTATATCCCAAGCGTTACATACAATCGTGTTGTCATTTAACTTTCTAACATCAACTTGTGTGTATGTTTTTTGTCTAGGACTTTCGCCGCCACCAAATTCTAATTGCATTATCCCAACTCTATTTTTACCATATTAGTATATTCATTAAACCAATCAGATGCGTAATCGCAATCTTCATATTCTTTAAAGTAAGGTCCACCTTTTGTATAATGTACATTGTTTACATCTTCTTTATGTTCATACTCACCCACTAACCAATTCCATTCTAATGGTAAATCACCAATAAGTTTATCATCATCTAACCATTTGAATTGATGTAATTGAGAACCAGTGGTTGTATTCACATAATCAGGTGTCAACTCTGTACACTTTCTACAATTCATTAACATAAAACTAGACCAATTCTTTTTAGGATAAACCGTTTGTATTTGTCCTAAAAATTTTGTTTTTTCTTTTGGAATATAATCGTGTTTACAAACTTGTACAGCGTACCTATCATCTCTTAACGCCCATAGTTTAGATATGTCAGTTTTCATCAACATATCACAATCCATAAACAATGCCCAACCTTTATAGTTCATTAAGTGTGGAACAATAAATCTACTAAAAGAAAATTCAGTGGATTCGATATTACTTCTTTCTCTACTAAATTCATATTTTATATTTGGTAGATATAAAGGTGTAATAGATACAGGACGTGTCGAGTGTCTTAAAATACTTTGTGACAACACGTGATATGCTATCTTTTCATTTTTATCGTATCCAATGAATATATTAATCATTTACTGTGTGTCCTACACTTTCTCTTTTAATATCGTTATGGTCAAACTCTGCCCAATATAATTCAAAAGCAACACCATCTTCTAAACCTATAAACTGATGAAACACACCAGGTTTAACTCTCATAAAATCACCAGCGTTTAAAATAGTTTCATCAACTAAATCATAATCTTTTTGCCATACCTTAACCATCATCTTACCTGACTCAACAAAAAAACCATTCCATTTAAATTCGTGTTTATGTTTTGAACACGCCACATTCTTTTTATATTCTATTCTATGAAATTCTAAAACTCCATTTGCGTGGATCAATTCTGTTTGACCCCATATTTTACCTGCTTTCATTTTGTCTTACCCATTCTGGACTATTTGGTTTATATTTTCTTTTACCCTTTTTGTGATCTATGTAAGGGTTTATCTCTTTATCTCTAGCGATTACGTGTCCACCTTGTCCATCGCCTTTGTTTCTTTCTTTTACTTGTACTAACTTTCTTGTATTATCGAAAGCGTGACAATCTGTTTTGTTTGGTAAATCCCAAATTGTATCTTTAATATAATGATTTATATACACTTCAAAAAACTTATTACTAATGTCTAACGTAGAATTAAATCCTATAACACCACATTCTGTGTAATGACTTCTACCATAGAAAGTTACAAAAGTATCATCTGGAATAAAGGTATTCATAAAATTATCTGGTATCTGTTTAATGAATATATTATCCGCATCTAACCACATAAACTTTTTGTTTAATTTATTTGCGTGATATTGTGCGAATACTTTATAACTAAATCTTACAGCGTTTTGTAAAAAGTCACTGTCATCATTCCAAGTTTTATCTTTATGTCTTGTAACGAAATGTCTTAACTCTGGTTCTTCTTTAAATAAGTTTACGAAAGTAAAGTTGGGGTGATCTGTAAATTTAGTATCATCTTCAACATAACAAATTACCTTAATCGTTTGTTTTGTGTCAATATAAGTTTGAATAAACTGATGAGCATAATCATCATACAATCTTTTATTAAAAGTTGTTATGAAGAAATTATCTTCATCTGTCCAAATTAGTTTTCCCATCTTTTCAAATCTTCTTTAATCATATCTTTTACTAATGTTTCTAAAGTGTGTTTTGGTCTCCACATCAATTTGTGTCTTGCTTTAGTATTATCACCAACAAGTAAATCAACTTCTGCTGGTCTAAAAAATTTTGGATTTGTTTTTACAATATGTGTACCTGTATGTTTATCTATTACCTCGTGTTCTTCAAAATCATACGCTAGATTTAATTCATCTAAACATAATGTTAAAAAGTCTTTTATAGTTACTGTACGACCTGTGGCGATAACATAATCCTCAGCTTCATCTTGTTGTAACATCAACCACATTGCTTCAACATAATCTTCTGCGTGTCCCCAATCCCTAAACGCATTTATGTTACCTAACTCTATTGGTTTACCTGTCTTTGTATATTCAACAAGACCTTTTGTAATTTTTCTTGTTACAAATTCTTCACCTCTCATTGGACTTTCGTGGTTAAATAAAATACCTGAACAAGCAAATAGACCATAACTCTCTCTGTAGTTTACAGTCATATGATGAGAATAGACTTTGGCCACACCATATGGACTTCTAGGATAAAATCTAGTAGTTTCTGTCTGTGGTGTTTCTTGTACTTTACCAAACATCTCACTTGTAGAAGCTTGATAGAATTTTATTTTAGGATATTTGTTTCGTATAACTTCTAATATGTTTAAGACACCTAAAGAGTTTGCTATTGTTGTAACTTGTGGTTGTTCAAAAGATAATCCAACAAATGATTGAGCCGCCAGATTATAAAATTCATCTGGCTGTACTTTATCCATTGTCTTCTCAATATTGTAAGGTTCCCCTAAATCAAAATCTACAAATTCTATTTGATTTGTGATACCCATTTCATCTAAACGCCAGTGTTTTAGGCCTGTGTTGCGCCTCTGAGCGCCGTATACCTTGTATCCCTTTGATAATAGTAGTTTCGCTAGATAACTACCGTCTTGTCCTGTTATACCTGTTATAATCGCTTTTTTCATTTTATCCTCGTCATATCTCCAAGTTTGTCTAAACTACTTATATCACTTTCAAAAACACAATCTACCATATCATAACCATATACTTTAGCGTATAGCAATCTTTTATTTCCAAATCTTATTGTATTACCGTTTACTATTAAAGGCCACACCATACCATTTTCTGTTATTCGTTCTACTAACTTTTCATAACCAGGAGCATCAATAGCACAATGTCCATAATTTAAATCATTTACATTTACTGATTGTGTTAAGTAACCGTCAATCGTTTTATTTGCTTTTAAAATTTTCATAACCAACCTTTTGTATATAATAACTATCAACTATATCTGATACAGGATTACTTACTTTATCTGTATCAAATATTTTTTTTAAATCTATTTTAGTTTCTTCTAAAAATGATTCATACATTGTATCCTTATCTGCATTTCCTTTTCCTGTAGCAAATTTCTTTACAACACTAGGAACTACAGTTTCATAAGGTATATTTAAATATTCTAATCTATATTTTAATATTCCACAATTTTCAGCAATCTGAAAAACAGCACGACCTTTTGAACCAAATGAATAACCTTCGATAAAGACTTTTATATCTTTTAAGTTATATTCTAAAGTATTAAATTTGTTGATTGCCCAAGTAGAGATTTGAGTAAATCTTTCTATTGGAGAGATATATTCTTTATGTTCTTCACCGACTATGTTTTCACTCATCATACCGATATACTTTTTTTTACTTGTTAAATAAAAAAACTTAAAATCGTTTTCATAGTTTATACAAATTGCTGGACTTGTTAAACTATAATCAATTCCAACTATCGTCTTCGGATTCTGATTGTTCGTTTGACCAAACT